AATCATTGGCGACTCTTCTGATAACCTTCCAGGCATCAAAGGCGCCGGTTTTGCAACAGTTGCAAAAAGACTTAATTTTTTGTCCGCAGAGAAATCTTATACAATTCAAGAAGTTGTAGAATTCTGTGAAAAAACAAACAGTAAACTTAAATTCTTTTCCAACATTGTGGAGGGAAAGGGGATAATTGAGCATAATTATATGATGATGCAGTTGTACGCACCTCAAATGTCGTTTCAGTCAAAAATGGTAGTTAAAGAAGCCGTTGAGAACTTTGAACATACATTTAATAAAACAGAAATTATTCGTATGATGAGGGCAGATGGTTTCGGAGAATTAAATTGGGAAAGCTTGAAAACCAATTTAAATAGAATTACTTATAATTGTAATAGAAAGAAGAACGACGCTTGATATTCTACCGTAGAATGTTATAATTTAAAGATTGGAGGGATAAAATGCCAGCAACTGCCGAAAGTACGAATTTTGGCAAATATGGAAAAGCTTTTCAAGAAGGTTTAGTACAATTAATCTTTGAAGATCGCCCATTTGCGGATCAAATCACTGAGGTATTAGATATTGGCTTTTTGGACCTTCAATATTTGCGTGTTTTTGTTCATAAAATCATAGCTTATCGCGCCAGATATGACAAGCATCCATCTGTTGAAGCTGTTATAACGATTTTACAAACAGAACTTGATAATGAAGACGAAGTTCTTCAAAAACAAGTGCGAGAATATTTTCATAAAATCCACCATCGCGAATTAAATGATATCGATTATATCAAAGAGCAATCTCTTGATTTCTGCAGAAAGCAGAATCTTAAAGAGGCGATGCTAAAGTCCGTTGGACTTCTTCAGAATTGTTCATTTGATGAAATCTCGAAAACTATTAATGATGCGTTAAGGCTGGGTTCTGAAACTAATTTTGGCTATGACTACATAGCCGATTTTGAGCGTCGATTTATACCCAAGTATCGAAATCCCGCCTCTACAGGGTGGACTGAAATTGATGGCATATGCGGCGGCGGTTTAGGTAAAAGTGAGCTTGGAGTAGTAATAGCTCCGACCGGTGCTGGAAAATCTATGGTACTCGTGCATTTAGGTGCAGAGGCACTTCGAGAAGGGAAAACAGTTATACAATATACTTTGGAACTTCAAGATACGATTATTGCTAGTCGTTATGATAGTTGTTTAACAGGATATCCACTTTCTGATCTTCACAATTTTAAAGAAGAAATTTATAAAGAGATCAAAGATATGGATGGTTCTTTGATCATTAAAGAATACCCCACCAAATCAGCTAGCACAAACACTATTCGAGCACATTTATCACGCTTGGTTAAGCGAGGAATAGTTCCAGGCTTAGTAATAGTAGACTATGCGGATCTTCTGAGACCAGTTACAGTTCGCAAAGAAAAGAGAAATGAACTGGAATCGATTTATGAAGAATTGAGGGCTCTTTCAACCGAGTTTAGTTGCCCTATTTGGACGGCCTCACAAACCAATCGTTCTGGATTAAACGCAGAAGTTATTACAATGGAACAGATTTCCGAAGCATTCAATAAATGCTTTGTTGCTGATTTCATCTTTTCAGTTTCTCGAACAATCGAGGACAAACAAAAAAATCTAGGAAAGATTTTTATTGCAAAGAATAGGAATGGCCCAGATGGAATGATATATCCTATATTTATGGATCCTTCTAATGTAAATATTAAAATCTTGCCAAAAAATAATTCACAAACGCAGAATGGAAAAGTTCCTCTGAATCCGGTTACTTTAAATCCTTCAATGCAAAAAGAACTTTTACAAAGAAAATACCAACAGTTGAAAGGTAAAGGGAGATAGAATAAATGAGAACATTAGAAAATATCCGTCGTTTTAGATTATCGGACACATTTGTCGAGCCATATAAAGTTAAAGAAGTTCCATGGGGCCCATTGGGGTATGTAACCTTTAAACGTACATATTCACGCCGCTTAAACGAATTTGAGCCAGAAGCAAAGGGCACAGAAGAATGGTGGCAAACTTGTCGTCGTGTCATTGAGGGTATGTTTAACATGCAAAAACAACATGTTTTTCTGCTAGGATTGGAATGGAATGACGCAAAGGCCCAGAGAACAGCAAAAGATGCATATGATAGACTTTTTAATTTAAAGTGGACACCCCCAGGTCGTGGATTATGGATGATGGGTACCAAATTTGTCGAAGAACGTACTGCAGCCGGCCTTTTTAATTGTGCCTTTCGCTCAACTCGCGATCTTTCGACAAAGGGGGGATACCTTTTTGCTTGGATGATGGATGCTCTTATGGTTGGCATAGGCGTCGGCTTTGATACTGAGGGCGCCAAATCTATTGTATTTAAAGAGCCAGAATATATTGACGATATTTATATTATTGATGATTCTCGCGAAGGGTGGGTAGAGTCAGTACACATTTTAATAGATAGTTTCTTTTTTGGCAGTAAAATGCCAAAATTTGATTATTCGGCTATTCGACCAGAAGGCGCCCCAATCCGAGGATTTGGTGGCACTTCAAGCGGCTATAAGCCCTTGAAGGAACTTCATGATAATCTAATAGAACTTTACTCAACTAAAATTGGCGAACCGGTTACTTCTGTAGATATTGTTGATACCGAAAATCTTATTGGGCGCTGTGTTGTGGCGGGAAACGTTCGTCGCTCTGCAGCCTTAGCGATGGGAAGCCATGATGATAAACATTACCTTCAGATGAAGAATGATCAGGAAAAACTTTATCACCATCGATGGGGATCAAACAATTCCTTTAACGCGGTCGTGGGAATGGATTATACATGGCATGCCGAACAATCTCAAAAAAATGGCGAACCCGGATATATTTGGCTAAATAACGCTCGTACCCGAGGCCGCTTTAAAGATCCTGAGAGGTACGATGATATTAACGTTGCCGGTTTTAATCCTTGCGTTGAACAACAGCTTGAAGATGCGGAATTGTGTTGTTTAGTTGAAACGTTTCCGGCGAAACATGATGATTTAGAAGATTATCTTGCGACTTTAAAGATTGCTTATCTTTATGGCAAAACTGTTACTCTTTCAAATACACATTGGCCAGAGACTAATGCAAAAATGCTTAAGAATCGTCGTATTGGACTTTCCCAATCGGGAGTCATTCAGGCTTTTAATAAGCATGGGCGCCGCCAAATGTACAAATGGTGCGACAAAGCATATGATTATATTAAAGAATTAGATGAAGAATACTCTAATTGGCTTTGTATTCCAAAGTCTGTTCGCATGACTTCGATTAAGCCTTCTGGTACTGTTTCATTACTTAATGGTTCAACACCAGGAATTCATTTTCCAGAAGATGAATATTATATTAGGCGTATTAGGTTCTCAAAAGATTCAAAATTACTTGACGGATTGCACAAAGCAGGTTATATTATAGAAGATGATAAGTATTCTCCTAATACTGCTGTTGTTGAGTTTCCCGTACACGAGCCTTATTTCGTGAAAGGAAAGCGAGGTACGACTATTTGGGAACAACTAGAAATTGCTGCCCAATATCAACATTATTGGGCAGATAATTCTGTTTCTGTCACAGTAACTTTTAAGCCAGAAGAAGCAGAACAAATTAAAGATACTTTAGAAATGTACGAAACTAGATTAAAAGCTGTATCCTTCTTAAGCTATAAAGAAACAGGCTATGAACAAGCCCCCTATGAGCCAATTACAAAGGAACATTATGAAGAGTTGGCTAAAGATATCACGCCCGTTCAACGTTTTAATGATGAGGAAGGGGGCTCTGGCACCAAATTCTGCGATGGAGAATCGTGCCTTTTTATTGAAAAAGAGGTAATCAATGTTTAAACCCGTTAATCGATATATTATTGTAGATGTTCCAGAGGAAAATCCGCAGGAAACAGCGTCAGGCGTTCTTTTGCCTGAAAATTATAATCCGATAAAAGAAAAGCATGTAACTGTTAAAGTTCGTGACTGGGCTAAAGATGTTAGATTTGCCGCAGCTTTAATTAAAAATTATGAAATCATTGTTGATCGAAAGATGATAGAAGAAATTACAATTAATAATGAAAAAATATCTATGATTTTAGATAATTATGTCATAGGGATAATCGAAACTAAAGGAATTTATATAAAATATGAATAAAGATTTTTATAACCAATCATCGGCATTTAAATTAGGATGGGATCCATCTTGGTTTGGAGAGAAATATTTTGATGATAAGCTCGCGAGAGCTATTAAGAAATATCAAAAGATTTATAAGCTTATGGCCGACGGTCTATGCGGACCAACTACATTTCGTCGTATTTGGACCGAAAGACAATCAAATATTGATGAGTCTAAACCAGAAGAGCCCCAATATACAAATTATCTTGTTTACAATGGTGATCTTGTTCCAATTGAGTGGGATAAAGTAGTACTTTGGTCCGAAACAGAGGGGTTGGCCGCAAAATCTGGAAATTACTATGATTATTCTGGGCGCGCGCCAAGAAGTATTCGTTTATTTGTAAATCATTGGGATGTTTGTTTGAATTCACGCGCATGTAGCGATGTTCTTAATAAAAAAGGGATTTCAGTACATTTTCTAATCGACAACGATGGCACAATTTATCAGACGATGGACATGCAACATGCCGCATGGCATGCCGGCACCAGTCGTGTTAATCGCGCATCTGTTGGCGTTGAGATTACAAACGCCTATTACTTAAAATATCAAGATTGGTATGAAAGAAATGGACACGGAGAACGTCCAATCGTTGAAGACGCCTGGGTTCATGGAAATAAGTTAGATCCGTTTCTAGATTTTTATCCAGTTCAAAAAGAGGCGCTCAAGGCGCTTTGGAGTGCCATTGAGTCAGTTACAGATGTTGAATTTAAAACACCGCTTAATCAATTTGATAGCACAGATACAGGATATGTTCAAGATGTTGTATATGGTAAATTTGCCGGCATCGTGAGTCATTACCATTGTAGCAAAAAGAAGATTGATTGTGCTGGCTTAGATATTAAAGAATTAATGGAGGAAGCAGATATGTTTCCCCAAATCGAGGAATCTAAATAGAGGTGTAAATTGAATGAAACTTATAAAAAATCAATTGATCTTTACGACGACAACATTGGTAAAGTAGAATATGTAGAGCACATGGGCTCTGATTTAACGGTCGTTAA